TTTTACAATAAATGGATCGGGGGCATTTTCGTTTTGGTATTTTTTTGTTGAGGGAGATGCACCTTTTGGCTCCTGCGCGGGAACGCCGTTCCCTCCGTTGAACATAGTTTTAACATGACAATAACTCCCCACGCTAAACAACTCGCACGGCTCGGCAACGCCGCGCATCGCTTCGCTCGCGCAGGCTTCGCGACCACGCCACCCGAAGCACTCGCCACCCGCGAAGCAACGTGCAAAGCCTGCCCCGAATGGGACGCCGCCGCCTTGAACAACACAGGCCGCTGTCGCAAGTGCGGGTGCTCGACGTGGGCGAAACTACGCATGGCAACCGAGCGATGCCCGCTCGGCAAATGGGAAGCTGTTGACAAAGCCACCAACTAAATGGCACGCGATCTTTTTATTGACACAACGAACCGCAGGCTGGCGACGAGCTTGACGAGCCTTGCACCCGCTACAACGCCGCGCTTCGTCAAAGGCGACAACGGCGCGATCAACCTTTATTTTCTGGAGGCAACGGGCAATATAACGACTCCGTTTAACGTGATCGACTACACCGGCACTAGCGTAAAATTTGGCGTAGGAAGCCGCATAGGAGTTCCAGCATCCGGCACATTCACTCTCTCCTTCGGCGGACAGACGAGCGGAGCAATCGGATTTAGCGCGACCGCAGGCGCGATCTCGTCCGCGCTCAACTCTCTCTCGACAATCACCGCCGCTGGATCGGTCACCGTTGACGGCACGATGGCGACCAACTTCGTCGTTTCATTTAACAGCGTCGGCACGCAGGGCGCGATCACAGGGAACTTCGCTCGACTCATTCCGACCACGACCGCGCTAATAGACGAGCGCATCGCAGGAGACGCGACCAACGCCGAAATTCAAGAGCTTCAACTCCGACTTGCTCCAGCAGTCTACGAGCCAACGTGGACTGATCTTGGCACGGCAATGACGGTCAGCATTGCAACCACGGTAACCGGCTCGACACTCAATAACGAAATCCAGCGTCTCTCATTTTCACGCGCTCCGTATCTCGGTAGTTTCCGCATAACGGTTCCGACCTACAACGTGGATATCGCAAGCACCGTCACCGACGGCGTATTCATTTCGGCAACTAACCACGGTCTGACGCTCTCTCAGCCTGTCGTTCTAACAGGCTTCACCGCGTTGACCGGATACACCGCAGGCGTGCAATATTTCGTGCGCTCGATCCCACAGACTACCGAGTTTTTGCTTGGCGTAACGGCAGGGGCAACCGCGATCACGACTGGCACAGGCACGGTGACGACAGGGAGCGTTGCCACAACCGTCCTACGCCAGACCGATCCGCTCGACGCAATCACGACCGCCGCGCAGTTGCAAACAGCCTTGCAATCCCTCGACAGCATCGGCGCAGGCAACGCGACCGTTGTCGGAGTTCAGAATAGCTACTACGACATAAACTTCGGAGGCGACAAAGGATTCACCGATCTTCCGACACTCCAAGTGCAAAGCGGATTGACCGCAGCACCAGGGAAGACAGCCGCCGTGGATTTTAACACGTTCGGCGTTCGCGATCTTCTTTTAAACGCGACCTCGGTAACGACCGAGATTGAGGTTGAACTTACGACTGCAGGCGAACGAAGCACGATCATTCTCCAATCCTGCACGCTCACCGAAGAACTCATTTCGCAAGGCGGATTGAGCTAATGAACGGTCACACTTTTCATACGTTCATCGGCACGGGAGCACCAGCAATGGCGGTCTTGATCTCGTTCTCCGAGGTTGAAGCGTGGCTTCGCGTTGCTTCTCTTGTCCTAGGAATTTGCATCGGTGCGGTCTCGTTATACAAAATGTTGAAAGCAAAGAAACCATGAAAATACTATCTACAATCGTTGACTCACTTTCCCAGAACTCGACCTGGAGGGGGCTGATTTTAATCGCAACAGCGGCAGGCGTAAATCTATCGCCGGAGTTGCAGACGCAGATCATTGCCGCAGGACTTGGTCTTGTCGGCCTAATAAACGTAATTCGCAAAGGAAAATGAACGCCAAGAAAATCGCACTCTGGATGGTCTTGATTTCGTTCGCGTTTCTAGGCATGGCGTTTCTTACGTCATGCGCTGGGTTTCAAAATCCTTCGTTATGCGTCAAGACGGACTACGGAACTCTCTGCTACCAACTGCCGGATATTCAAGGACTGAAAAAATGACCTTCGACGAGCGAAGCGAGATCAACTTAGCAACGCTCCACCCCGCGATGCAAAAGGCTATGCGTGCCTTTCTAGGCGTTGCAAAGGTTATCTGCGCGAAGGTTGGCTGCGACGTTAAGATCATCAGCGGAACTCGCAGTTACATGGAACAAGATGCGATCTATGCCAAAGGCCGCACGATACCAAATACATCGATTACAACACGAGCCAAGGCTGGATTTTCGCTCCATAATTTCGGGATTTCAGCGGATATCGGAATCTTTCGCGGAAAGGAATATTGCGGAGAGCATCCGCTCTACCACGAACTCGGCACGCTCGGAAAATCGCTCGGCATGGAATGGGGCGGCGACTGGAAATTTATTGACGAACCGCACTATCAGATGCGTCCAGCATGGGCGAAAGGAATGACCGAGCGAGATATGCTCGCCAATTTACGCAACCGAGTATCTAAAAAAATAGACGTTCTTGCTTGAAAAAAAAGAGACAACCGACGGTTGAATCGGATCGCACGGAGGCACTCGCGGAAGCGAAACGGCTTCTGTCGGAGCATTACGATTGCGGGTTCACCATCGTCAGTTGGGAGCAGGGCGGAGAGACGATGCACGGAGAGTTCGTTTTCGGTAACCGATACGCCGTCGAAGGACTCGCAGGCGACTCTTTCAGTATTCTATTTCCAGACGACGAAGAAGAAGAGGAGGACGAAGACGCATGAAAATGACATTGGAGTTTGACGAGACCGAGCGATACGAGCACGAGGTGGCCTGCAAAGCCCTTGATATTCTCATCCTAGTGGATGACATAGACCAAGAGCTTCGATCCGCTTTAAAACACGAGAGCGGCGAATTTGCAGAACTCGACGAAGACACTATGGAGGCCGTCCGCGCTTGGATATGGAAGGAACGGAGTGACCGGAACATTCCAGAACTTAAATGAAAGGATGGAAAAAATGGATGGCTGTTGGGTGCTCTCACGGCGACCAGATCGACCCAGAGGCACGCAATTCCGTCTTGACGTTCCGAGCCCGCTGGAGCCCTGACACAACTATTCATCTAGGAGATTTTTTGGACTTAGCCGCTTTTCGTTCTGGAGCTATTTCCGATCCGAACTCAAGCGACCGCGCCGCGAGTATTAGCGACGACCTTTCCGCCGGTATTGATTTTCTGCACGAACTACGTCCGCAACATATTTTATATGGAAACCATGAAGCCAGACTTTATAAACTCGCCAATTCTCCCAACGCACTAGCGGCTCACGCCGCTACGCTCACCATTCAAGCTATCGAGAAGACCGCGAAGGAACTCAAGGCGAAATTGTATCCGTATCACATTCGATCCTTTTACGAACTAGGGGGAACGAAGTTTTTGCACGGATATATGTATAATGTCCAAGCCATCCGCGATCACGCAGAGACCTACGGGCAATGCGTGATGGCCCATCTACACCGAGTCGGCTGGGAACGCGCTCGCACGCTCGACGGCGCGAGTGGATACTGCGTAGGAATGCTGGCGCGTTTCGATATGGAATACGCGAGCACGCGCCGCGCAACATTTGCTTGGTCGCAAGGTTTCGCGTACGGCTATTACAAGGACAACTCTATAAATATAAATTTATGCGAAAGAAAAATCAATCAGCCGTGGCTGTTGCCAATGTAAGCAAAGCCTGGTCGGCTTTCCTTGAAACGACAAAAGTCGAAAGCGAGAAAGAGCTTGAGGAGCAAGGCTGGAAGACCGTCCGCACTATTGCATCCGAAGCAAAACTTACAATTGCATCGGTGAATTGCAGACTTGAAACGGCTGTTGGAAAAGGGATGCTTGAAACAAAAAAAGCAACTATCCAGACCAACCAAGGCGTTCGCGAGGTAAGATTCTTTCGCCCTACCTAGTTAGATTCCAATATGTAAATTGGTTTTTATCCAAGCGCAGATGCGCGTGGGCATTGGTTGAGCGCGTATGTAAAGACTTTTCCACAGATTTATTTTCGCACTTCGCGAATTTTTTTCTTTTCATCCAAACAGGGATTGATGATTGTTTGCACATCGAAAGGGAATGACTCCCAACGATACAAACCAAAAACAGAAAATATGGAACCACTAACATTCTTGGCACTATTCGCCACCTGCACAATCTGTGCATTCATTGCCGGTTATTTGATCGGCAACATGAAAGCCACCTGCCAAGCGGAGCAAACCCGCCGCTGGTGGATGAACCGCCAGATCCGCAGGGAGCGCGGGGAGGAAACAAAATGAGCGGCTGGATTTCGGCATCAACGCCACCGGACGATGGCGAGACCGTCATCATCGCCACCCTCGGTGGCGAGGTCTGGACAGGTTTCATTGACGGAGATGTCTGGAGGAATGTCTCGGGCGCACGGATTCACGAGGAGGAGCCGGTATTGCACTGGATGCCGCTACCACTCCCACCAGAGGACGAGGCATAATGACTCCCGAAGAGAGGCACGATGCCGAGTGCCAATTCACGCGCAATTTATTGTGCGGCATGGTTCAGCAGGCCGTTGAAGACCTTCGGAGCGAAAAGGTCTTCATGAGCAAGCAACTCAACGAACATCAAGAACGAGACCGCGAGTCGGCAATTCATTTCATCAAATCAAAAGCATTCCATGGCATCTGCGATGTCTTAGCACTCCCAGCAGACAAAATAAAAACAAGGGCATTAAAAAATGATACTCTCACTCGACCCAGGAACGACGCACAGCGCGTTCGTACAATTCGACCAACGCGGGATACATGACCACGGTCACCTTCCTAATGCCGAGATCCGCCAGATTCTTATCGGTCGCGAATACGACCGAGTTGCTTGCGAGATGATCGCCAGCTACGGCATGGCGGTCGGTGCTTCGACATTTGAAACGTGCGTATGGATCGGACGATTTATCGAAGTGGCACGAGTGGACGTGGAATTAATATATCGGAAAGATATTAAACTTTTTCTGTGCGGCACGATGCGAGCCAAGGACGCGAACATTCGCCAATCCTTGATCGACAAAGTCGGGCCGCAGGGAACAAAAGCCCAGCCGGGGCCAACATACGGCATCAAATCCCATTCGTGGGCGGCACTCGCTGTGGCCGTATATGCAGCGAACAACAAAAAGGAAAATAGAAAATGAAAATAACAAAAGGAAAACAAACACGCGCCCAGCGCGTAGTCATCTACGGCGTCGAATCCGTAGGCAAATCGACATTCGCGGCCAAGTTCCCACGTCCGCTGTTCTTGGACATCGAGCAAGGCACGTCACACCTTGACGTTGACCGCTGCGAGATCAACACTTGGAAGCAACTCACGGACGCATTGGCAGAGGCTAAAGCAACCGAATACAAGACCGTCGTTATCGACTCGGCAGATTGGGCAGAACGCCTATGTGTTGAAGACCTACTCGCCAGCACCAAGAAAACCAGCGTCGAAGATTTCGGTTTTGGTAAGGGATGGGTGATGGTGGCCGAGCGCATGAGTCGGATGCTGTCATCCATCGATCAACTCATTGACGCCGGAAAGAACGTGGTTCTTATTGCACACTCCAAGATCGTGCGCTTTGAAGCACCGGACGCACTCGCAGCATACGACCGCTACGAGTTGAAGTTAAGCAAACAAAGCTCGCCATTACTTAAAGAGTTCGCAGACGAACTTTGGTTTTTGCGATTCAAGACCAAGGTCTCGACAAGCGAGACAGGCAAGGGAAAAGGCATCGGCGGAAAAGAACGCATCTTGTTGACCACGCACTCAGCAGCATACGATGCGAAGACGCGAAGCGGACTCGCAGAAGAGTTGCCGCTGGAATGGGCATCGGTCGCGCATTTGTTTGAGACAACGGCGCAAGCCGTAGTCGCACCAACTGCAACACCACCCGAAAGCTGGGCAGGACGGCTCGCAGAGCACGAAGGCGCGGTGAACCAGTTCCTTATCGGACGCGGCGTCCTTACAAGCGAGCAGACTTGGCGCGACTGCGCACCAGAATACCTGCACCGCGTTGCGCTTCGCGTCGATCAGTTCGTGAATACGGCGATCGAGTGGAGGGCCGCAAACAAATGAGCAAGGAAATCTCACCATCCTCTCTGCCCAAACTTGCCGAATGCGCTCTCTTC